TGCGGGCACTGGTGGACTCATCAGAGGCACTGCTCAACGCCATGGAGACGCATGGCATAGACCCAGAGACCGTGGCCAACAGGCCGGAGTTCTCGGTGTTGGTGCATTTCCTCAAGAGCATCATAGATGGTGAATTAAATATACCCAACGAGCTGACCGATAAGATAAGAGACTCGGCCATGCAGTTGGAGATTGATCAGAAGATGAACAAACGGTTGAACTGATGATCGAGAGGACTCAAAGACTTTCATCCCTCTATAAACACTCTGCAAGTCATCGAAACAAGGAGAAAAGATGACTTACTACTCAACAAAGACATACGGACACAACATAGGACTGGCCTGCGTTTTCAGACAGCCCAACGCAGACCACTCACACTGCCATTTGCTACACGGCTACAGCCTGGCGTTCAGATTCACGTTTGGATGCAACGAGTTGGACAACAAGAACTGGGCGGTGGACTTCGGAGGACTGAAACCACTCAAGAAATGGTTAGAGGATCACTTCGATCACAAAACCGCAGTTGACAAAAACGATCCACATCTGGACAAACTGATGGAACTGGAGAAACATGACCTCGCGGAGATCGTGGTGTTCGACGGCGTCGGCGCCGAGATGTTCGCCAAGCATGCCTTCGACTTTGCTGACCAGTTGATCCGTGAGAAGACAAATGACAGGTGTTTCGTGGAGAGTGTGGAGTGCATGGAACATGGAGCCAACAGTGCCATCTACAAGCGACAGGACTAATTTTTTAGAAGAGAAGGTAGTTGTAGGACTGGATAACTTTTCCTACACTATAAATGTCTATGACACACCATTGGGTTGTAGATGGCTGACCGCTCTGGAGGATAATCTCAAGACCAAAAGAATATTGGAGAAGAATTTCTGTTTCCTAGGCTTCGCTGATTCCAAGCGTGATCTAAATTACCTCGTTGATGAGTTGAACAAGAGCATAGATCAGATCAACTCGTTCAACTTTGAACCTGCGTATGAACACATACACCCATTCCGCACAGAGGACTTCCAGTACAGCGCGAACTTACCGGTAGGCAAGGCGCCGGATGGTGATGTGTCGAAGACACCTGGATTAAGATTAAAACATGAAAACTGTAACCTCCTGCACAAGTACTTCGAGGACCTACAGGGCACCGCATGGCAACTGTCACCCTATTACAAACAGGCCAACTCTGACACGAAATATGCCATAAGGCAACTCAACAACCTCTGTCACGAGATCGAGAGTTGGGTGGAGGCATATCGTAAGAAAGTCATAGAACCGGAATGGATACGCCCATCGCAGATAACCACGTTCCTGAATGCTCCTAGGTATGATCTTCACAAGGAGGATTTCGAGTTGTTCAAAGAAAACAGGTATCGGAGAGAACTGGGCGGGGTGTATCTACACTGGAGCCAGGTGGGCAAGACCCTTTATGAAGTTTTCAGAGATGAGGGAGGAGTGAAGATGGACGAGGCCACCTGTTCCACAATCAACCACCAGAAATACTATTCAGGAGAATTTGATGTCGAATGGGGACAGACCATAGACGAACACACGTTCGATTGGAAACAGCAGGAGATGGACGAGTTCAGAGAATGGTTAAGTCTGCATGGGTATGAATGGGAAGACCCGCAATTGTCATTAGGATACATCAAACTTGGACAAGTGAAAATAAAGGAAACGTTCGGTGAAGATGCTAACTTCGAGAAAATATACAACACAATGATCAAAAATTTAAATATAAACAACATTAGTGTCGAATCAACGCAACCCATAAATTGTGATTACCCATATTCGTTGGACAGTGATGATTGGAGACAGATACAGATGGAAGGACTAAGAGGCGGATATGAATCACGTGGTATGCGTTAAGTGGGGCAACAAATACATCTCCAAGTACGCCAATGTTCTCAACAGCATGGTCAAGAGGCACACCACTGTGCCATACCAGTTCCACTGCCTCACGGATGATCCCACTGGACTGGATGCAGACATCAACGTGGTCAGACTGCCCAAGGACCCATGGATCAAGAGTTGGTGGAGCAAACTGTGGATGTTCGCACCCGAGATGCCGATAAAAGGAAATATTTTATTCTTTGATCTAGATGTCGTGATATTCGACAACATAGATCCTTTGTTCTCACAGCCAGGCAAGTTCAACATCATCAGAGACTTCAACCGTTGTAGGATCAAGGACTGGAAACTGAGTAATAGCAGTTGCATGAGATGGCAGGCGGGGACCATGGACTACCTATGGAACGAATTCAAAGATCGATCCGCACAGATCATGCAACAGAATCACGGTGATCAGGACTGGATCACAAAGAGGGCCGCGGCAGACATCACGTGGTTCCCAGATGAGTGGATCAGAAGTTACAAGTGGGAGATGATAGGTTTGAAAGACACCAAACTGTTGACCAAGGACGGACGCAAGTTCTTCCGTGAGCCTTGCAAGGTACAACCGGGCAACAGGGTCGCTGTGTTCCACGGTTCGCCTAACCCTATGGAGTGCGCGGACGAATGGGTCATAAGGAACTGGCAATGACGGGACGAAGTTACGGTAAAGTAAAGGTCAAAAAGGTGAAACCTGGATTGAACGATGTGCCTGATCACTGTGGGTACATGCAGAAGTTCCGTTTCAACGTAGACATGAATTCAAACGGCATAATGGGTGACTGCATAGAGTGGTGCCAGATCAACTGCGAAGGTCGTTGGGGATGGTGGTTTGAACCCACAGGTGAGATAGAGAATCCTGCGAATCACTGGGAACACCAGAACGCCTACATGAGTTTCCAGCGGAAACGAGATGCCACACGCTTCTGGCTAGCAGTGGGAATTAAGAACATGGGCAACAGGGATGGATAATTACTAGTATGAGTTTATTCGAGATCACTGATGCGGCCAAGCAACAGATGGAACGACTGCTGGCCAAGAACCCAGACAAGTGGGCGGTGAGCCTGATGGTGTTGGGAGGAGGATGTGCGGGTTTCAAGTACGAGTGGGCCTTTGTGGACAGACAAGAAGATGTAAACGAAGGTGACCATATCGAGGACTGGGGCACCGGTCGTTTCGTGGTTGACGAGACAAGTATGCTGTACGTGGCCGGCACCAAGGTGGACTGGATCGAGGAGACATTCGGATCGCAGTTTGAGATATCAAACCCCAATTCAACTTCCGCATGCGGTTGTGGAGAATCATTTGGAATTTGATGGACACCGCATTCGTTATAGGCAACGGTGAATCCAGGAACATATTCCCAATAGAAACACTAAAAGGACACGGCATCATATATGGTTGCAACGCCATATATAGAGATCACCCAAAACTGTGTGATCACATAGTGGCAGTGAATCCACCGATGTATGAGGAACTGGCCAAGTGGCACAATAATGGCAAGGAGTCACCTTCCATACATGGCATAAATGACATCAGCAAGTGGGATTACATCTGCGATGGCGACAAGGAAACCGATGTGCCCGAGGGACTCAAGATCTACAGGGTCTGGCGAGGCGGTGACATCAAGAAAGGTGGCAAAATCAAAACCAACGACTTCTCCAAAGCCAAGGGGTCAGGATGCAGTGCGGTTCTGATGGCGGCGGAGTCGGGCATAAGGAACGTGGTGATCATGGCGTTCGACATAATGGGTGCCCAGCAGTGGGAGACGGACACACCCAGCCGTATACAGAACAACATCTACAAGGATTCGATAAACTATCCTGGACGCGAGAGCATGAAGGCCTACCTCAAGTACGAGTGGATGTACCAACTGCGACAGACGTTCCGCAGATTCCCTAAGATTAACTTCCACTTCATCAACAGGCGAGAATACCTAGAGGGCAATCCGTTCCTGAGATGGTACTTTGATCAACCTAACATAAAATGTGGCATATACGCTGACCTACAGAGATGGATCTCTGGCCTTCGCGATGACATCAAATGGCGTAAGTTATAAAGTCCTGGTACTGCTGGCGTCCAACTGATACACCCTACGCATCTTGACTCCCACGCTCTGGGCGAACTTCTTGCTGTCACAGAGATGACAAACGTGCTTGTAGTCGTTGGATGCCCTCTGTACATCAACCCGCGATTTGGGCCTCATGAAGATGTTGGAACAGGCGTCACACTGGAAAACGTATATGGTGTAGGTGCGTCGGAAGGTGTGGGGAACACCCAATTTGCTCTCCCTGTTGTGTAATCTCAGGGTCTTCAGCGTCTCGATGAACATATCACTATTTAATAAATACGCATAACAGATTATGGCAAAACTTACGATAGACACAGGAACAGCAGGAAATCCAGCGACGGGCGACACTCTACGCACCGCCATGACCAAGGTCAACGCCAACTTCGACGAAGTGTACCAGTTGGTAGGAGATGGATCAACAGGATTGATCACGACTGCGATAACGAACGGTGATCTTAAAATTCAACCAAATGGAACGGGTGATGTTGAAATAGACAGCCTACAGATTTCAGACACAACAATAACTCCGCTAGTCACGAACGCGGATCTCACACTTGGGGTTAATGGCACGGGCAACGTGGTCGTTAACGACGATAGACTGATCATAAACACTTCTAAAACCGCTACCGGGATTGGCAGTTCCGGAGACCGAGCAGGATCAATATCATGGGATGGCACGAACCTTTACGTCTGTACAGCCAACTATGACGGTTCAACTGCTATCTGGAAGAAACTAGTACTACAGGCGATATAAAATGGCCCAGGAATTAATCAACATCGGAGTAACGGCTGATGATGGCACGGGTGATACCATCAGGGGTGCCGGCATCAAGATCAACGCGAACTTCACGGAACTGTACGCAACAGGTTCTGGATCTTCTCAACTCACTTTCATACAGAACAACATCAGTGCCACAGAATCAAACTCAGATATTTCTTTGGGAGGTAACGGCACGGGGGTGGTGAGATTCTCGGACCTCACCATAGATCACACCATCAGGATGTCAGACAACAGGATAAGGACCAACACGTCAAACGCCGACTTGGCTCTTACTGCCTCCGGCACGGGAAAGATACAGACATCGGTTTCCGATGTGAACGGCGGCAACATAGACGGCACAGTGATAGGTGCTTCAACGCCCGCGGCCGGGACATTCTCGACCGTGAGTTACAACAACTCCGCCCTGGTGATAGACGGTGTGACCGTAGTGGATAACACGATTTCCTCAAACTCCTCGAACGCCAATCTGGAACTGAGTCCCAGTGGCAGTGGATACATCAGCATAAACGGAATAACCCTACCCAACAGTGATGGTTCGGCAGGACAAGTACTACAGACAGACGGGAGCGGACAACTGTCATGGTTCACATCTCCCTTGCTATTCGACAACGCCTTGTTATCTGACGGTACCGCGACGGTGACCGGTGATTCATCAACACAGACTATAGATTCTTTTGACGCTTCTATCTACAGGAGCGCCAAGTATCACATACAGATCTCAGACGCCACAGCAGATAGGTACAAACTGGTGGAAGCAAACATAACACATGATGGTTCCACTGCGTACATAAGTCTAACTGGTGGTGCTTCCAATGGTTCGGGGGACGGATCATCTGTGTACGAATCTTTGGATTTTTCAACAGATGTTTCAGGCGGCAATGTTAGGTTGCGAGGAACAGTAAATAACACTAACACGCAAGTATTGAAATTCGTGAGGAGGATATTTAAAGTATAATGGCACAGATAACGCTAAACGTAGGATCAAACGCAAACGACGGAACGGGTGACACTTTACGCAGTGCAATGCAGAACGTGAACACAATGTTCACGGAACTGTACGCATCTCCGTTGTTTTCTGGTGACATCACGGTGAGCGGCAACAACATCTCCGCCAACAGGAGCAACGACGACTTGGTACTATCGCCCAGCGGCACGGGATCGGTCACCGCAACCAAGATACTGATAGACTCTAACATATCCATCACCGACAACGAGATAACAACGACGCAATCAAACTCAGACCTGGTGCTTTCGGCCTCTGGGACTGGCAGTGTTGTTATAGACAATGCAGATATCAACGGTGGTAACATAGACGGAACAATCATAGGGGCCAGTTCGGCCGCGGCGGCCACATTCACCACGCTCGCTGTGAACAACTCAATGACCATCGATGCGGTAACAATAACGGACAACATCATCTCGACGAACACGTCGAACGCCAATCTGGAACTTTCAGGCAACGGCACGGGCACCGTGTCAGTGAGTGGACTCCTGTTCCCAACGTCAGACGGTAGCACGGGACAGTTCCTGAAGACCGACGGAAGTGGTAACCTAGGATTCGCTACGGCGAGTGCCACGTTGAACCATTCAGACATCAACGACAACACCGCAACCATTTCGTCATCCGCGACCGACACGGTGGACAGTTTCAGTTCTGCGACCTACAGGAGCGCGAAATACTACATCTCCATTTCAGATGCTACGAACAGCAGGTACGAGATAGTGGAGGCCAACGTGATACATGGTCCCAGTGCTGACAGCACCATAGAAGCCTACGTGACTTCTTTTGGTAGCACGACATCACATACGTCTCCCTTGGCATCGTTCACCGCGGATGTCAACAACGGCAATGTGAGACTACGTGCCACAAACGAGTCCGCCGGCACACTAGAGTTCAAGTTCCAGAGGACCTTGATAGACCTGTAATAATTACATTAGGTTTATAGAATCTACAATAAATACCATTAACAAAAAAAAAGGATTAACATAAAGTATGGCTAGACAAAACATCAACATAGGATCAAGCGCCAATGACGGCACGGGTGATCCACTAAGAACAGCATTTGACAAGATCAATGACAACTTCGTAGAATTATACGGCGCGGACAATGATATCAACACACTGGATGCCAATCTAGACGTTAACAATTACGCAATCACAACAGGCGTGACAAACGGCGATATCACAGTAACACCTAACGGCACAGGAAACATAAACCTAGGTTCGATAACCATAAACGGAAGTACTGTAAGTGCCAACGATTCAACACAAATCACGATAGCAGAAAACATACAGACCACAGGCACTTTAAATGTGTCAGGAGCAACCACACTAGGTGGTGCGGCCACATTGAGCACTTCACTAGCACTGTCCTCTGGAGCCACAGTCACATCAATCCTGGACGAGGACGCCATGGGATCAGATTCCGCAACTGCCTTGGCCACACAGCAGTCGATCAAGGCCTACGTTGACTCGCAGGTTACGGCACAAGACCTAGATTTCGCCTGTGACGATTCAACGGCGCTGTCCATAGACTTAGACTCAGAGAGTTTACAGTTCTCGGGTGGTAATGGTATAACGACAGCAGGAACCGACAACACTGTGACAATATCTATAGACACAGGAACTGTGGTAACATTGACTGATTCTCAGACACTGACGAACAAAGTGTTGACCAGTCCAACTATATCGTCGCCTACAATTACAGGAGTGACCACAACAACTTCATTGACTACCAATGACATCACCTCGAATGGTTCCAACGCCAACATCACCATCAACCCACAAGGAACGGGAACGATAGAGCTGGGGGCAACAACCAACATATCAGGTTCCGCTTCGGTTTCAGGCACGTTGAGCACCGCGGACATCACGACCACGGGTAATCAAACCATATCAGGTTCACTGACCACGGGCACATTCAACGTGGGTGATTTGAACATCAATGCAGACGGCAAGATATCAACGGATACCAACGGAAACATAGACCTGGATCCTTCTGGAACGGGTGCCATCAACCTCACAGGACCAACCAATGTCACAGGCACTGCCACAGTGACTGGACAGTTGAACGTGGACAACCTGAGGATGGACGGAAACACACTATTGGCCACATCAGGAGGATTGACCATAGACGCGGCCACGGGACAGAACATCACTTTCAGCAAGAAGATCATCGCCAGTGATGCTGACATATCACTGATACAGGCCACCACCGTGAGGGCGGACACCATACAGAACGACACCTCAGATGGCGATATCACGATCAGCACTCAGGGTACTGGTGTGATAGACCTTAACACTGCCACACAGTCAACAGTGGGATCAGCGGGGGGAGCCAGCGCACTGCCGGCCACGCCTACTGGTTACATCAAGATCAAGATCGCTGGCACGATGAGGGTAATACCATTCTACGACGAAGCGTAATAGCACGTAGAACATAGTCTCACAACAAGGAAAAAAAATGAAGAGACATCACGACAGGAGAGGACGATCACCACGATCAGAGATCGCACGTCTGGAGGAGGCCATACGGCGTGAATCAGACAAGATCGAGCGTGAACGACTGCGACAGCAACAGGAACACTGGATTCGTACACAGAATAATAGCAGGTAGTAGGCAATAAATACCCATGTAAGGAGTATTTTAATGGCAACACCAGTGTGGACGACCACGGCAGGTAAACTAGCATCTATCGATGAACAGGTAGCGTATTCTCTCCAATTGGAAGCGAACACGAGTGATTCAACGGCCATCACATACTCCGTGATCGCAGGAAGCCTACCCGCAGGAATGCAGGTGACCACAACAGGCCTACTGACGGGTACTCCGGCTGAGGTTGCCAAGAGAACTCTTTACACCTTTGTCGTGCGAGCCACGGCCGGTGCCCAGATCACAGACAGGACTTTCAGTCTAGATGTTCAAGGAGCAGACACACCCACATTCACCACTGCCGCTGGACAACTCAGACTAGACGATTCCACACGTGTGGGATTGTACTGGGTCATAGATGGATCCAGCGTTTCACTGCAAATGCAGGCCACGGACACAGACACGGAAGCCGGACAGACTTTGGTATACGAGATAGTGCAGGGATCACTGCCGCCAGGGGTGACCATGAGCAAGACCGGACTGATATCAGGCATAGTACAACTCACGGAGGACCAGAGATACGGTGCACGTGGTGGGTATGACGCCAACCAGGAAGACTACGATGATGTGGTGTATGACCGCACAGTGACAACAAAAAGCATCAGCAAGAATTTTGACTTCATAGTCAGGGTGTCCGACGGCACCAGTTACGTGGAACAGAACAATTCCATATTCGTCTACTCCGCTGACTTCTGGAGGGTTTCCAACACGGCGATCACGATAGACGCCACGGAGATCGACGGTTCACCGTTGACCATGGACCTCAGCGCCAACAGGAGACCGGTCTTCAGGACAGCCTCGGACCTGGGCACGTTCAGGCATGACAACCAAGTCGTGATAAAAATTGACGTGGAGGATTTCGATCCACTGCAGGCGGACCTAGAGTACAGCATACAGTCTGGGGCACTACCATCGGGACTGTC